GCTGAATATCCATTTGAATCCTCTGTGGTGCGGTAAGTTGGCCTCGGTCTATTAAGCACCTCGGTCTAGCAGATTATTACGCTGGGGCTCGCGTAATTTTCATTTGTGACGCATCTGAAGCGTTATACAGGGCGACGAAATCTAAAGTAACGGTAATTGCGCCGGGGCCACTGACTTCTGGGCTACCTGAGTTGTATTTGATGTTAGGCAAAGACACGATATAGTCATTTCCAAGGGCATCGGTTAGCGTAAATACAATCGCAGAGGCTGTTTCAGCAATAAACTTGTCTATAAGTGCAGTATTTTCAAAGTAAGCGGTAATTGACCCGGTTACTGTTGACTTGCCAATGGACGGTTCAAGTGTTTCATCAGAGCCGACCACATACAGCGCTTCCATACCGTTATCGACATTTAACTCAAGCCCGGTAATGACGGCAACAGCCGATCCACCTTCGGTAATTGACCCTGTAAATGAGTCAAAAGGCGCGGTTGTTGTTTCGGCGCTATATGTAGAACTACCTAGAGTGGACGATGATGTTGTAAAACCCTTACCGATGACACCAAAAGAGCCTGTAACCATTGAGTTGGGAGCGACTGATAGCGAAAATGCATTAAATTGGCATCCAGTTGAGCGCAAATACTTACCAATGTCTTGGTGATGACGTTCAAGGGTGAAGCTTCTGCGAGTCGTTCCAGCTTTTAGGACATTTGTTGCCCAGCTTCCGCACATTACGGCCTCAAGTAGCGCATCTAAACCGCCATAAGACAGTTCAAAGTTAATATCCCCTGAAACAGACTTATTTCCGTGACGATAATGGGCAATTTGCCGATCTTCGCGCAGTTCTTCGGATTCCATTGCTTCTTTTGTTAGGCCCATTGTAGTGCCGGTATGTCGAATAGGCGTAAATCCGGGGCTTGACGGCGTTGTGCCGAATGTTGATTCTAAAATATAGGAAAGATTGTGTCGTGAGCCTGTTGCAATAGTCATAATTTACCTCGGAGGTACATGGGCCATGTAGTTAATAGTAATTGAGATGACGAATCGGTCTTCGTCCATTAGTCCTGCGTTTCGTGATACGTTACCTAGATTGACGTAAGTACCGCCATACACTAAATCCGTACCGCGCTTAAAGTGGTCAGCAACCGCATCAGCTTTAGCCTCTGCATCTCCTCGACCTTTGCCTTTAGGCGCATATACATCTATCTGATATATACCGATATGCTCATCTAAACCATTAACGCCTAGCCCGGCCTGAATAGTAGAGGCTGGTAGGATATGTTGACGGAGATAAAGCGTATCTGTAACTGGGGAAAAGGCGGTGTTTTCCCATGCAATAGGAGATAGTCCAGTTAGGGTATTAAGTCTGGAGTCCAGTGCAGCACTAATATTAGAAAATACGGTACTCATGCGGCAACCTTCGTTATTGCTTTGTCTAATTTCTGTTCAATCTTGCTCATTGAAACCCTCACCATTCCCGCTGGACTTTGGGCATGTGACCATCCCAGAAATTCTATTCTTTGAGCATAAGGTAGGTTGTTAGCTAGATAGACTGCTTGATCTTCTTTTAACTTATCAATGACAGAAATCATACTAGAGATCGCATCAGCCCCCGATCTAATACCTAATGTTCCAAGCGCTGGGGCTTCTATAGTGCATTGCCAGTTACCTCTTAACGCACCCGGCACATAATTCGCAGGTGGCGCACTTTTCCATAAAGATGGATCACCAACAGGCGTTTTATTGATAATTTCTGTAAACAGGTCAGAAGAAACATCTTTAACCACATTTAAAATGGTTTTATTAGAGTTTTCAGCAAAAGCTCTAAGATCGGCAGTGAAGGTCATAATAAACATCCGTTCCCGATGGGGATTCAGCCATGACGCTCATTACCCGATAAGTCACAGAGTCAAACGTCAAATTATCATTAATTATAGGGACAATAACGCCAGCTTGAACTAGCAAACGGACATCACCCTCTTGGACGGTCTGGCCTGACTTCTCAAGCAGTGTAAATTGCGCTCTAACGCCTTTAAGCTTATTTGTTGTAGTCAGACCAGTTAAATATTTACCAGTGGTAGGATCAAATCTACGGCCTACATCTCGCTTGATAGTTATTGCCGCACCAAAGTTAGCAATTAAGCTATTAGCCGTCTTTCGGAGCGTCTTGTAATCAAACACGGGTTACTACCGTAGAGCGATTTATAAGCTTGGCAAGTTTAGTATCAACAGCTTTTAAGAACGTGATCGCTCTTGCTGTTGCGGTATATTCGACCTCGATCTCACCGACTTTTTCTTTGCTTGTTTCTCTTGCTTGATTATCAAGAGGATCAACACCATCGCCAATGGCAATAGCGGTTTCAATTTGTGCGTCTTTTAACAGTTTAGGTATAGCAGTAGATGAAAACGAATAGCTATTTACCGTAACGCCAGTTCTAGGCCATACAAGTGCTTGAGCATCAGACGCTTTAGTGCCTAAAAAGTCTTTGCTTTCAATGTAATCCATCGCGCGAATGAGCAATACGTTTGCCGTACCTGTTACAGTAATACCTCTATCTGATGCATAGGTAGCAAGTTCAGCTTCACTTACATACGAATTAGATGACGCAGAACCCGTTCCTGTTTCAACGACTATTGTTGCCATAATAACCTCAATAAAAGCCCCATCCCCGCAAAGAGATGAGGCTAGCCTTATTTAACCAAGTAAGAGAGCAGTATGCTCTGGCTTGATGTTCTTAACACCCCAAGCAAGCGCAACTTCATAACGTACTTTTCTGTAGCCTTTGTACATGGAGAATTCCATTGAAAGACCTGAACGTGGATCGGTGATTACGATTACGTCAGCAGCCATATCACCCTCAGATGGACGGGCTGGAGCGCGCGCAGCTAGAACGATAGCAGAGCGGTTAAACGCCATGTTGTGAGCAGAAGCAGCGGTAAGCGTCATTGCTTTAGCGGCTGCTGGTAGTGCTTGTTTCAGGCCGGGAGCAGCAATAGTTACATTTCCACCTGCAAGCGCACTAGCAACAACATACTTATTCGTATCACCCGCAAAACTAATTACGTCACCCGCAAGAACCGTACCTGCTCCCGTTATAAGAGCAATAACAGTTGAGCCAGCAGCAAATCCAGCCGCGCTTGAGGTATAAGCTGCGTTTGCACCACCAGCTACATGGTTAACAACTTGAGCAGACTCACGAATAGGCATGCCGTTAATGTCCAGCAATACACCTTGACGCAAAATAGAGTCACTACCTGCGTCAGCAACAGCGGCTTGCTTACCTAACAGGTTTACACCAGCAGCAGTATTAATTACTAGCTGATTGTCCTGTAGTGGCGCGCCATTATCTTTAAGTATTCTCAAGACGTTTGACGCATCAGTGTAATCGTTAGCTGTTCCAAATGGAGCAGTGCCAGCAGTACCAAAAGCGCGCGAGAAAGTAGATGACAATCCGCAAAGATCAGCTTCTACCTCATTAGTTACAGCGCGGATAGCTTGAGCAATCTTGCTAGCTCGGACACTTGCATAGCCAGCGCCACTATTTAGACCAAGCTGATCTTCACCGTTAAAACCAAACTCAGCCGCGCGCGACTTAGTAATGATGATGTCAGTAAAGCCAGAAGTTTGACCAGTTGGATCAGGAACGACCATTGCCGGGGCAATGTTTGATACGTTTCCGACAGGCTCAACGTCTACGCGAATAGCTTGACCGACTTGTGCGGTGTTAGCTGATGCGTTCATAGTAGCTGAAGGGATCATTCCAGTTAATTCGCGTGAAACGATGTCGAGTGCTTCATAAATTTCGGGTACTAAACCCGTGATTGTGTTCTCTGCCATGATAAATTACCTATTTAATATACAGTGCCGCCAGATTTGATAAATTTCATACTGTCGGCTGGATTGAGCGCCGTAAATTCAGCGCGTGATTTTGTTTTCGCGGCACTGCCACTATTGCTATTGCCTCCAGTAGCACCGCCACCAGATGATTGATTGCCCTTTAACAGCGAGGCGAACCGGGAATCGTTTTGGAACTCATTCTTTAGGTCATCCAAAGACGATATGGTCAAATTGCCATCGCTATCAGTTACTTTTAAATCACCCTCTTGGAACTTCAGGCGGGTATTAACAAAAGTGCTTAACAGGTCAATGTTGGAACCTTCGGCAAGGTCGGCGGCAATCTTCATAGCCGCAGTACCTTTTTGTTCGGATTGGATTCTGCCTTGCAGTTCGTTTAACGTGTGTTGCGTTGTTTGAAGCTTCTCAGACGATGATTTATATAAGGATTCAAAGTCACCGCTTTCTTTTGCCATGCGGTCTTTATCCGCGACAGCATCAGCCTCTACCTTGCGCCGAGCTTCTTTGGCGGTTTTGGTTTCGGTTAGCAGTTCGTCATTCTTATTTTTGATAGCATTAAACTGGTTAGTTAATTCATCGTTTGACGTTTTCAACGCCGTTAACTCAGCTTGTAATGCGTTTACATCGACCTCAATTTCTTCGCTCATGGGTATTACCTTTTTTGGTCACAAACCAAGCGGCCACAGACCGCCATATATCGAGAGCGTTAACTCTCAAATTTTTAGATATTTGTCGTTGGGAATGACTTAGTTGAAAGACAAGTAAAAAGACCTGCACGAAACAGGTCATTTTTGGTGTAGTTCTGTGAGGGTGTTTAGATCGGAACTTTTAGGTCAGTTTTGAGCTATTGATTGCCGAACTCTTCTTCGTCGGGGATTACAGGGGGTATGACAGGCTCAACTTCAAATACTTCGGCATCAGCCTCAATTTCTTCGTCCGTTCGCTCACTGTCTAGCAGATTGCCCCGGCGTAGCAGGTAGCGCACATCAGACATTCCAATAACGCCGCGATCTTGCAGCATCATTGTTTGCGCTATCATTTGCGGATCAATTGTCGCGTCATAGAATTCTTTATTAATGTTCAGGACAATATCGCCCTCGCCACCCATAAACTCGCCTAGCCATGTAAGTGACTTACGAAACGCTTCTTCAACATTGACGATTAAGGAACCAAGCTTAGAATTCTGACCAGCAAAGCGTATCTTTGCAGCCTCTGCTGTTTCAGCACCGCTTGATTCTTGAATCATACGAGTGCCAATCTTTACCATCTGAACTTCTTTAAGCTCCATGCCTCGCTCTGGCATCTGATTCGGTGCGGCTTGCAATAGGCTTGCATTTGCGTCAAGGGGGAGCAGTAACCCGGATCGAGAACCTAACTCAATACCACCACC